GAAACACGTAGTAGTCAGCTTAGAGAGAACAATACACAGGAAGAAGAATGGACCTTTGAAGAGCCTAATGCTTTAGCTATTCCAGATCATGTACAAGCACGATTTGATGGCGAGGGAATGGGCTTACGTTGGATACGCATCTCCATCAAAGGCACAGACGACATCTCAAATGTAGGTAAGAAACTACAAGAGGGATGGGTTTTCGTAACTCCTGATGAAGTTCCTGAAATGTCGATTACATCCTTCGTAAGGGAAGACGGTCGTTACCAAGGCACAGTCTGTCGTGGAGACTTGGCATTAGCAAAAATGCCAGCAGGCAAGGTAGCAGCCAAACGGAAACACTATGAGAATAAGGCTGGTGATATGATGCAAGCCGTAAACGCGCAGCTTATGAACAGTTCTGATTCTCGTATGCCAATTTCCAACAATAGTAAAACCACAGTAACGAAAGGGCGACGACCCAATTTTCAGGGTTAGCGTCTTTAACTTTTAAGGAGATGACACATGTCTACTACTAAAGCATTTCGTGGTTTTGTCCCTGCTCGTAAGAGAGGCGGCGCTTATAATAATGAGGCCGTCACCGATATGATTACGCTTACCTCGACGGGTCAGGCGCAGTCACCTAGTAACAACATTTTCACAGGCGATCCGGTAGTACTTCCGGGAGCAAACTTTGCTACGATCTCGCCGTTTATTGCCGGTACCTTGAAGCCTTCGGGCGTTTTCATGGGCTGTCAGTATGTTGAAAATGGAGAACAGAAGTTCTCTCGTTATTGGAATGGGGCAACATCCGCTACGGATATTAAATTCTTTGTTATTACTGATCCGGCACAGACTTACTACATTCAGTGTTCTTTGACTCTTTCTGCTGCTGAAGCAGCGATTGCTAGGAACTATACTGTTACAGTTAGTTCTACAGCTAGTTCGGGCAGCACGGTAACTGGGCAGTCCAGCTATTACCTGATGGCTAGTTCTGGTGCTGAAACCGAGCTTGCTGCTCGTGTTGTTGGCCGCGCTCAGTATCCTGACGAAGGTAACAACGACGCTTTTCCAATTGTCGAAGTTTGGCTTAACACCCATCGGGATCGTTATGTCACTGCTACGGCTTCAACGGCTTAATAGGGAGGATTATTAATCATGGCTATTAATAGAGCTAGTATTTCAAAAGAACTCCTTCCGGGCCTAAACGCCGTATTTGGAATGGAGTATGGAGAGGTTAATAACGAACACGAACCCCTCTTCGACATTGAAAATTCTGATCGTGCATTTGAGGAAGAAGTTCTCTTCACTGGGTTTGGCTCTGCGCCGACCAAGGGTGAAGGCGCTGCTGTCTCCTATGACGACGCTCAGGAAAGTTACACTGCCCGTTATACGGCTGAAACTATTGCACTTGCTTTCGCGGTTACGGAAGAAGCAATGGAAGACAATCTGTATGACACGTTTGCCAAGCTTCGTGCGCGCGGTCTCGCTCGTGCGATGGCGAATACCAAGCAGGTCAAGGCTGCTGCACTTTTCAATAATGGTTTCTCGACCACTATTGGTGACGGTGCTGCGTTCTTCTCTGCTGCTCATCCGACCATCTCTGCTGGTGCTCAGTCCAACCTTCTTGGTGCTGCCGATCTTTCGGAAGCCACTCTTGAGGCGTCTCTGACTGCTATTCAGAAGATTGAAGATGATCGTGGTATTCTTATTGGTGCCAGCGCGGTTTCGCTGCATGTTCCCGTTGATTCGTGGGCCATTGCAGATCGCGTTCTAAGCAGCCCCGGTAACACTCAGACGAGTGCTGCACAGGCTAACCCAAATAACAACGCTATTAACGCGACTCGTCACTTGGGTATGGTTCCTGAAGGCTACTACATCAATCGTCGGTTTACCGACACTGATGCGTGGTTTGTCAAGACGGATGTTCCGAACGGCACTAAGATGTTTGTTCGTACTCCGCTTCAGACGAAGATGGAACCTGACTTCGATACTGGAAACATCCGATTTAAGGCTCGGGAGCGTTATAGCTTCGGTGTCTCTGATTGGCGTGGCTTCTTCGGTAGCGCAGGTTAATTAAGATAGAAGGAGAGAGCGGCTAAATGTTGCTTTCTCCTTCGACTCTTTATTTATAAAGGAATTAAATATGGGTACAAATATTAAAGTTGCTCAAAATGTAAGTAGCGACGGTGCTATTATTACTGGCTTCAGATATGTAGACAGTAACTTAACTGTTGGAGCAAATGGTGGTGGACCAGTTCCTCAGACAGTGCGTGTCATGGCTATCCATACTTACTCAACTATTGCTGGTGAAGTTGTAATTACTGGTGCAAATCAGATTACTAATAAGACTGCCAAGGGTACGGCTATTCGATATCGTGTGGGTGCTTTAGATTCTAACGATATGTATATTGGAGATATGGGTGTTGGTGTTTATGGTGTACTCAGTGTAGCGACATCAGGTACTGCTGCTATGGCTCCTACGATTACATTATATGTAGGCTGATATGCCTTCTTATTCTTATCTGAAGACTGACATTATTAATACAACTGAGAATGATTCGACTGAGTTTGCGGATCAAATTCCTAAGTTGATTGAAAAAACAGAACTACGTCTTACTAAAGATTTAGACGATGTTGGTTTAGATGAGTATACCGCTATTTCATATGTAGCGACTAATGCCAGTATCGCACTTAATGATCGAGTGCGTATTGTTCGTAATGTAAACTACACCACAAGTGTCAGTGTAACTGGAGTTCCAGCCTCTTCAAAGGTAAACTTGTTACTAAGAACTTATGAGTATGCTACAGACTACTGGCCTATTGCTACATCTACAGGAACTCCCCGTTACTATTCACGGAAAACGAATGGATCAATTTACATCGTACCAACACCTACATCAACTTTGTCAGGTATTGTTCAAACAGCGTCACGGCCTTTAGCTCTTGCTTCGGCAACAGGTACAAGTGTGACGGTTTCAAACTATTACAGTGAGTATTGCTATAATGCTTTGTTCTATGGTTGTATGTTAGAAGCCACTATGTACATGAAAGATTGGAATACTCTTCCAGTTTGGCAGGGACAGTATGACAACGCAATCACATCACTTCGTAATCAGGCACGTAGAACTAGACAAGACGATATGGAAATCGCTGCTAGTCCTGCTGGCGGACCCGATACACTTATACAAGGAGCAAGTTAATGGGCAGATCATCTTTAAGAAAAGTAGTAACTGGTGGAGCACGTACTACAGCAGATCAAGCTGGCGGAGCAAGTAACATTAGAAGAAAGCCATCTGCTGGTTCAGGATCAAGCACAGGTGAAGCAGGAAAAGGTTTGATAAGTGATAGAGCTAGAAACAAAGTAGCTCTTGAAAAGAAAGTTAACAACGACACCGCATCTAAAAAAGAAATAGCTGAACTAAAAAAACTAGAGGCTGCGGATAAAGCAGATACTTTAAGAGCAACAGTTAAGGCTAGTGAGGCCCGCAGAAATCGACAAGGTATTATGGCCGATAAACCTAAAAAGCCAGAAGATGCGGTAGCTACATATATGAAAACAGGTAAAAAATTAGAAGGTTTTACTCCTACTCCTAGACAAGTAGAACAATATGAAAGAAGCGCTGCTGCTCGTGAAGCAACGGGTAAAAAGGCTGGCGGTAAAGTAATGAAACGTAAAGCTGGCGGTAAGGTAAGTGATACTAAAAATGCAACGCCAAGGGACAAGCCTACTCCTCCTATTGGTAAAGGTGCAGTAGAGCGTGGCAATCGCATGTCTAAGATGGAAGTTGATTCTGATAAAGCCATGAAAAATAAAATGGGCGGTGGTCAGGTAATGAAGTATAAGAAGGGCGGCATGATATATAAAAAAGGTGGCGGTGTTATTAAGGCTTCTGATGGTGATAGCTTTGTTGCTGGATGTTACACGAATAAAAGCATAGCATAGTGGCTACAAGTCGCGCCAGCATTAGACAGCAGGTTACTAAAGGCGGTCGAAAGAAAAAGAAACCGCCGCTTGGTTCTGGTAAACGATTTAAAGATACAGTTTCTAATTTAAAAAAACGTGGGGCTAGAAACCCTAAAGCTTTAGCAGCATACATTGGAAGAAAAAAGTACGGTGCTAAAAAAATGGCCGCAATGGCTTCAAAGGGAAGAAGGAGAAAATCATGAAGAAAACTTATTTAAGAGGGCCGCACAGTTTGCTGGCTTATCCTGCTGACCTTAATGCTATTACTGGTAAGCCTACTGGTCAGGGTTTTGGTGCTGCGCGTAAGGGTCCGTCTGTTAAAGGGCCAATTCAAGATGCTGTTGTAGATTACTCAATGGAAGAGCAAGTAGTTTATACTGAAAAATCTGGAGAGTAGTTGATGGGCAGATCATCTTTAGTAAAAACAGTAACTGGTAGAGCACGTACTACAGCAGATCAAGCTGGTGGAGAAAGTAAGCTGTTTGTAGGAAAAAGTAGAAGAGGCCGTCCTAAAGCTTCTCCTGCTGATAAAGCTGCTGCAAAATTTTATAAATTAACACTTAAAGCATGGAAAGAAGCAGGTAGTCCTCCTATTCCTAAAAGAAAAGCAAGCACTACCCCACGCGGTTCAGATGCTCCTAAAAGAACTAGGCGTGAAGAAAAGGAACTTGCTCGTTTAGTAAGATCACAGAGTAGTGAAAATAATGTGCCTCCATTAGGAAGACGTACATCTACAACTGACAGTGCTGGTAATAGAGTTGAAGGCGGTGTTAATACTAGTCTTCTTTCTAAAGAACAGTTACCTGAAAAACTTTCTCCTGCTCAATTAAGAAGGTTAGTTGAAACAGGTCAAGCTACTGTAGGTAGGGGCGGCAAAGTAAGATCAACAGGAGAGTATGCTTCAGGAGCAGATGTAACAGGTAGGATTATGCGAGGGGGTGACGATGTTCCACCAACCGAAGCTGAGATTATGGAAATGGGTGGATTTGAAATTCGCAAAGCTGGTGGCGCTGTTAAAAAGAAAAAGAAAAAAACTAAACGAGTAGGTGTAGGCAAAGCCCTGCGTGGTTATGGCGCTGTTCGTAAAGGATAAAAACTATGGCAGACACAAAAAAACTTATTAAAGAGTATAGAGAATTACGAATGAGTGGCGGAACTGCTGAAAATAATTCTCGTATAGCTGAACTTGAAAGAAGACTAAGAGATGCTGCTGATACTCCTTTAGGTTATTTAGATCCAAAAGAAGGCAATGTTGTTTCTGATTTTTTAAGTAATAAACTTGGAAAGACTGGTCCTATAGGCGGCAAACGTAAAGGAACTTCTACACCAAAGGCAAATGTATACAATACAAATGATGCCTATACTAAAATGAGTATGATGAAAAAGGGTGGTAGATTAAAAGTTAAAAAAACTAAGGGTCGTAAACGTGCAGCATTAAGAGGACATCGTGCAGAACAACGAGGTGGATAGTCTTCCTGAAGAAGTAGGAATAAATTGGAATATAGAACGTCCAATAGAAAAAGATTATAAAAATTGGGACGAGTACTGGATTGAGTTTTGTAACTATATGGTAGAAAAATATAAGAATACTAACTGTAGGAAAAAATAATGGCTTTATCGGATTCTGATAAGAAAAAACTTAAACGCTATAGATTAAGCGGTCTGAACAAACCAAAGCGTACACCAGACCATCCTACTAAAAAAGGTATTGTTGCTGTAAGTAATAATGGCGGTATTAAAATTATTAGATTTGGCGATCAGAAGATGGGACATAACTATTCCCCTGAAGCTCGTAAATCT